TGATCATTCGGAGATCCCGCAGGAACATAAATGCGCACACATACTTGCTTTAGAAAATGGCAACTATGCGGCTCAGCCAAACAATAGACTAATCTGGAGCATTCCATCTTTCACAGTGAAGGATGAAATTCCTTTTGATTGGAAAGTACAAACTAGCGAATGGAATGTCGAAGACGATAGAAAATGGAAAACAGAAGATACTGATAAGTACTTCTATAACATTGAGGAGACAAAAAATGATTAGATGGATAAAAACAAAATTTAAAAAAGTATGGGATTATTTGAACAAAAATGACTGAGACTAGATGCAAAAACTGTAATTGTCAGTGCCACTGTTCTGTACTAAACCATTCAGATATGCTAGGCATATGTCCGTGTCAGATGTGTAAGTGTGATTCAAAAGGAGTCACCGTAGATGACACAAAGGAATGTGAAACGTGCCAATAGATCCAAA